TCAGAATGGCGGGTGAAGCAGGGCTGCGTCGGATACGCGGTGACTGCCGACCTGCTGCACCCACATTGGCGTGCCTGCGGGCATGGCCGCCAGTTCGGCAGGCGACAGCGCGAGGTGCGGCCGCGTAACCTCATAAGTCAGCAGCGGGCGTTCAACCGGGCCGGCGCCGACGCGGTAGCGCTCGGCCTCCTCGACCAGCGGTGCTTCGAGCCCGTCGAGCCAGCGCCAAGCCCCGCGCGCGCGCCGGGTCCAGCGCAGGTCGACGCCACCATCGGCGCGCGGAGTTGCCCGGCAATGAACCGGCGGGAGCGGGCGGAGCGACAGACCCGCATTGACGATGGGCGCAAGCACCGGCTCGTCGTCCGCGAGGCCGATCGCAGCGAGGCGCTCGGTCGCGTTCAGGTCCGTTCCGCCGTCGTCGAGAGCCACGAGACGGTTGTCGACCAGCACGGCGGGTACGCCGGCCGGTTGGCCGCGCGCCGCCGGGCCCTCGGTTCCGCCGCGTCCGCGCAGCAGAGCCGACAGCCGCCAACGGTTGCCGCCCAGTGGTTCAGCCGCGCCGAACTGCATCAGCTCGTCGCCCACGAGCAGCCGGTTGGCCCCGACGGCGAGCGCTTCGGGACCGGCAGGATCGAGCACCATGTCCGCCGCCAGCAATTCGAGTTCGAGCGTGGCGTCCGGCTCGAGCCGCAGCGCGGGAGAGGGTTCCAGCACCGAGCGGGTCGCGCCCACCACGCTGCGCACCCGCCCGCTCGGCCCGAGTGGTTCGAGCACGCCGCCGCTTTCGGCGAACAGCGTCGCGCCACTCCAGCCAGCGCCGGCGGCGCTGGCGGCCGCGAACAGGCGGCGCTGTGCCGGAGTGCCGGTGCCGTCCCACGGAAGTTCGAAGGCGTGGAGCCAGGTCGGCGGCTGAAGCTGGTCGAGCGGCGGGACGGCCGCGCCCCCATCGCCGGTGGCTTGCGTCGTCAGGGGTGGCGGCTCGCGCTCCAGTTCGAGCTCGACGCCGCGCTCGCGCCATTCCCATGTGGTCACGCGCCACCGGCCGGGGCGGCCGGCCACCGCGATCACTGCACCGGGCAGGAGGGCCGGATCGAGCGCGGCCACGCGCCACCTCAGTCGCTCGCTGCGCGCGGCCGCGCGCCGGGTGGCCGCCTGAGAGCGAGTCCGCGCGGTCGTGGCGGCGAGCGCACCTGGGAATTCGATCACGCTCTCGCCCCCCTGGGCAGGCCGACCCTCGGCGCGCTGAATGCCGGGTTGGTAGTCGCGGGCCAGATCGTAATAGCGCACCGCGCCCGGAACGCGGCCACCGCCCATGTCACGGCGCAATTCCCGCCCGGTTTGCGTTGCCAGATCCTCCTCGTCCCACCCGGCAACCGGCTCGGGCAGCGCCGCGATGGGCTCACCCGTCGGCTCGGCAGGATGAATAGCCAGTTGTCCCGCCCTGGCGCTGCAGGCCAGCGGATAGAGCTGGTCGATTGCGCCCAGTACCGAACGCACATCGCCTCCGGCATACTCGAACCCGGCCAGGCCGGGCAGCGGCGCGCTGTCGCTCGCCGCGACATCCGGCAGCGACAGCAGGTCGGCGAGTGCGACCTCGTGCTCGTCGGCAAAGACCTCGAAGCTCAAAGCCGGAATGCGATTGCCGAAGTCGGCCAGTTGCAGGTCCTCGAACACCACGTAGGCAAGCCCCCGAAACGCCGGACAAGCCGCACCCTGGTCGGCGGCGATCAGCGGGTCGGATGCCTGGTCCGCGTGTCCGCGGTGCACGCGCAAGGTGCCCCCGACCTTGAGATCGCCCGCAGCGCCGCGCAGCAGGTTGCCGTCGGCCCAGATCCGCCCGACACCAGCGATTGGCCGGCTCGACAATGCGACGGCGAACGAAGTGGTGTAGCTATAAGTGGTGGTGCTCGGCCGACCCTTGCCGCCGCCGCTCCGCTCGCGCCGTTCGGCCAGCTCGGTCGCCCACACGATCGTGCCCGCCACGCGCATACGGCCATGCAGGCGCGCGATCGGCTGGCCATAGCTCGACGTCGTGATTGCCAGGTCCTTGAGGCGCGGCCCTTCGCGGTTGCCCGCGCCGATGATCGCGCCATCGACCTGCCGCCCAACCAGTGCGCCCAATGCGCCGCCGAGCGGCCCGCCCGCCAATGTGCCGAGCGTGCCGAGAACCAGGGTCGCCATCGGTCAGTCCTTTGCTTGCGGGCGCCAGCGGCGCAGGATGGGCCAGGCGAGCGGGCCGGGCATGGCCACGACCCGGCGCAGGCCCACGTGGGCATGGATGAAAGTGCCGTCCGAGCCGGCGACCAGCAGATGGTGCTGGCCGGGGCCGGGTATGGCGAGAATCAGGTCGCCCGGCGCGATGGGACCCGTCGCGGCAACCAGCTCGCATCGCGCTGCAAATGCCAGCGCCGCTTCGATCGTGGCATTGCGCAGGCCGTAGCGCTGTGGCGGCACAGCGGTCAGGCCCGCCCGGCGCACGGCGAGGGCCGCAAGCCCTACGCAGTCGAGCCCGGTCGCCGGATCGCGGCCGTGCAGACGGAACGGCGTCCCGACCAGCGCAAGTGCGGCCGCCGCCACCCGTTCGCCGGTGCTCATGACGCGGCCGGATAGCGGGCGAGCAGGTCGTTGCCGGGGAGGAACGGCTCGCCCTGGAAATTGATCACATTGCCGAAGCGGGCAGAGCAAGTGGCGAGCGTCCGGTCGCACCCCTCGCGCAGCCGCGCCCGCATTCCGGCGCCGAAATCATCGTCGATCGGCGTGTCGAGCACCAGACCGGCCTCATCCGCATCGATCACCTGCCCGCGCGCGCCCGCGCGCGGGCCGTCGAGCCAGTGCAATTCGCCATATCTGTATGCGAGGTGGTCGATCCCGGCGAAGCGCACGCTGCCCGCCTCGGCATCGAAGGACGCGAGCTCGGCGGTGACGGTAAAGCGGGCCGAGGAAAGCGTGCAGCCCGGTCCGCAGAACCGCGCACGGCACAGCGGGCTGGTGCGCGGCACCGGATCGCTTTCAAGCGCGGCCTTGGCCGAGCGCAGTTCGGCCACGAACCGCCCGCCAGCGGCGCGCACTTCGCCCAGCGTGCCGCCAAAGAGCACCGCGTACTCCAGCGTCTCCCAATCGACCGCGCCGATCGCAATTGCGGCATGGTCGAAGCGGCCCCATTCTAGGTCGCGCTCGGCAATGCTGTCGTGCGCCAGCGCGCCCTCGACCTCGGCGCTGTCGTCAGCAAGGTACATCGAGGTGCGGATTGCGCTCGGGACCATGCCCGGTGCGGCGCGATGGGTCAGGCCGCCGAACGTCAGGTCGCGGTCGTGGCTGGTAAAGCCGAGCGTCACGCCGTCGCGGCGGAACACCCGCCAGAACGTCGCAACGCCCTCCAGCTCGGTGGCGAGGAAGACCCGGGTCATGCGCCCTCGCGCAGTTCGATCAGCGGCACCGAGGGCGCCTCGCCCGCCGCAAAGGCCACGCCGGAAATATCGAGCCGGTCCTCGGCGAAGCGCACCGGTACGTCGAACAGGAACCCCGCGCGAACCTCCGCGCCTACCGGCGGTGCGGCGAGGAACGTGACCATGCCGCCAGGTTCCAAGGTCCAGCCGCTCACGGGCGCGCCGCCGACGCTGACCACGACCGTTTCCGCCCGCGGGCGGGTGATTGCGCGGCGCTGCGGTTCGTCACCTTCGCCATAGACCTTTACCAGCGGGAAGCTTGCCGCGAGGCCATCGCCGACGCCGATGAGCTGGTCCACCGGCGTCGGCGTGCCGGTCATTTCGTTGGAACTGCAATCGAACGGATCGGCCAGGCGAAACCCGCGTGCCGCGCCGCGCCGGGCGCGGAAGAATTGCAGCAGCACGCCCAGTTCGCCCTCCGAGCGGATGCCGGGCCCGACATCGTAGTGCAGCCGGGCATCCGACCACAGCGAGTTGCGCCGCTCGTGGCCCGAGGCCGTGACCGCCACGGTGGTCGAGAACTCGGGCGCGACCGCGGCATCGCGGCCGAGCGCGAGCGGGTAGAGCACGTCGTCGAAGGCTTGCACAGGCATCTCCTCTGGTGGGGGCAAGCGGACGTATCCATCGCGGCAGACCTGCGGCAGCGCCCAGACGAAGCGGCGGGTCACGCCGCGCGTGGCGGCTTCATCGAGCCCGGCGTCGATCCGCTGCCAGTATGGTTCGGCGTCCTCGGCCCGCAGCACGAAGCCCGACAGGTAATCCTGCAATGCGAGCGGATAGCCGAGCCGCGCATCGACCTCGACCAAGGCCGCGCGGCGGCGCGCATCGGCGCCATCGGTCAGCCAGTCGTAATCCTCGAGCTGGAGCCGGTCGAAGGCCGGATAGGCCCAGCCTAGCGGCAGGTTGGCGCGCTTCAGTTCGGGCATGGCGGGATCGAGGATCGTCGGGGTGAAGGCGAGCAGCAGCACCTCGGCCGGGCCACTGGCCGCGGCGCGCACGGCTTGCGCCAGCGCGGCCGTCGAGGCTGCGAGCAGCGCGCCCGCTGCATCGAGCAGGGCCGTCTGGGAGGCATCGAGGGCCTGGCGCATATCCGCGATCACCGGCGGATCGCCACCCAGCGCCGTGCGCGCGGCATCGTCGTAAAGGCACGGCGCGCTGCTGCCGGGAATCACCCACCACCATGGCTCACCAATCTGGAAGCGGGTCGGCAGCGCGGCCTCGTCCATCAGGGCGACGAACAGCGCCGCCACTTCCCGCAGCCAGCCCATCGCGCTGTCGTTGGCGGGAGAAAGCAGCGCGGAGGGCGGCACCCACCCGGTCCGCGCGGGCGCGCCGTCATGGGCGCGCTGCTGCCAGTCCTGCGGGCAATGCTCGGCGAACAGCTCGTAGGACAGCGAGGCGATCGCGGTCAGGCCGTACTCGCGGCAGCGGCGGAAGAAGTCGCGGTGCCATGCCTCCGCCGGGCCGCACAGCCGGGCGGGGCGCGCGACGAGCAGCGCATCGCCCTCGCGCGCGAGCCGGAAGAAGTGACTCATCCCCACGTAGTGCAGCACCTCGTCGCGGTAGCCGAGGCCCTCCAGATTGCGCAGCAGCCGCGCGGGCGTCTGGTCGTAACCGTCGTCATAAGCGGTTGCCATGCGCTCGCCGTGCGGGGGCACGATTACGTCGCCGATCGCGAGTACCGCATTGTCGCCCGCGCACACGATGCCGGACAGTTCCGCCCAGCCGTCGGCGCGCGCGGGCAGCGGGGCAGCGCTGCCGGCCGTGAAGCCCGGCGGCACCAACGACAGGAACATCCGGTCGATATCGTGCGGCCAGACCGGTTCGCCCGGCAACACGAACCCGCTTTCGAGCTCCGAAAAGCGCAGCTCGACAGTCGCATCCTCGGGCGCGCCCGTGGCATAGTTCCATAGCCGCACGTACCAGGCGCGCGGGTTGCCCGCCGAGTCGCGTCCCTCGATCGTGAGCGTGGGTCCGTTGACCGCGTCCAATGGAATCACGCCCGCCGAGCGCCAGCGGAACCGCAGCACGCAGTGCGCGTAATCGCGCACCGTGCGGTAAGCGAGCAGCGGGTGGTCGAGCCGATCCTCACTCGCCCAGATCAGCCCGGCAAGCTCGCCCGCATGGTGGAACTCGCAGGTCATCCGCAGCGCATCGGGGGCGGTGGTGACGACCGACGCCATCGCGGGCCGGGGGAAATTGACGGTCCAGAAACGCGGATCGAACCGCTGAATGAAATCGCTGTCCTGACCGGTACGGCGGTCTGTGAGCCAATGGGCCATCGGTCCTGTCCTCAATTCTGCGCCAGCGCGCGGCGGACCGCGCTGGCGACCTGGCGCGACGAGCGGCGCAATGCGGTCGGCGCCGAGCTGCCGCGCGGGCTGTTGAGCGCAATGGCAACGCGTACGTCGCGGGTCGGCGCGGGAAGGTCCGACTCGACCCGGCCCGCGCTGGTCGGCACGAACAGTTCCGGGCCGCGCTCGCCCACCATGTAGCCCCGGCCTGGCGACACCGGCCCGCCGGTCGCGCGGCCCGGCAGGCCCAAGGCGCCGCCGAGCAGGCCGCCCAGGATGCCACCAAGGGCGCCAGCGTTCTTGCCTCCGAAAATGGAGTCGAGTCCCATCTGCAGGGCGTGCGCGGCGATCTGGTCGAGCGCCTGGGTGGCGGTGCGCTTCAAGTCGTCGAAACCCAGGCTGCCGCGCCGGAGCGCCGAGAGCAGCCCGCGTTCGAGCACGCCGCCTGCACGAGCGAAGCCGTCCACCAGCGTCGTATCGAAGGTGCCGCGCATCCGCGCCACGTCGGCGGCGAAGCCTTGCGTGGTCGCGCGCACCTCGATCAGCATCTGGTCGACGGGGTCATCCATGATCGTGCTCCAGCATTCGGTCGAGGTCGGCGCGGCTCAGCGGCGCCGGCAGCGCGGTGGGATCGGCGAGGGCGGTGGCGAGATCGGCGGGGGTGGCGGCCCAGAACGTGTCGGGCGTCCACCCCAGCATCCGCGCGGCAAGCGGCAGCAGGGCGAGCGCGGCGGCGCCGAATGTATCGCTCATCCCGAACCTTGCAGGATCGCGCTGAGCAGCGCGCGCAGGGGCTTGGCGCATTGGGCGAGGCCTTGCGCGACCACCGCCTCGCCCACCGCCTCGCGGGTCAGGCCTTCGCGGCTGACGAGGCAGTGCCAGAACAGCGCCGCCATCTCGGCCAGCGTCAGCCGCCCGTCGCCCGCCCGCTCGACCAGCGCGAACAGCGGGCCAAGCTCCTCCTCCGCCGCAACCAGCGCGGCGAAGGTGGGGCGCAACAGGTGCTCGGTCCCGCCGACAATGAACGCGGCCTCGCCGCGCAGCGGGTTGGAGTCCCTGTCCGCGCTACCGCCTTCGGCTACTTGAGCGCGGTTCATGCGGGCACCACCGCGCCGGAACTCTCAAGCTGGAGCGTGTAATTGCGCTCGCCGTTGAAATCGCCCGCGTAGTCGAGCCGCTGGACCAGGAACCGGCCGCG